CACAGACCCCAGTTACCCACCCAACTACTTTCTCTCTACAATCAACGCCTCGCTACGTCGTTCGCCATGTTTGAGGTCTTGCCGCTACCGCTTCCGCTACTCCTTTTCCTCGCCTATCTGATATGTGCCGTCCTACGCATATCCATTGCTGCTTATTCTCGTTTGTATGCTTATGTTGCTGATGGTAGAGATGGTTATTGTTATTTGACGGCGTTTGAGGGTTATGAATATTTGGCTGTGGCGTTTTTTGGTAAATATCCATCTGGTGATTGGGTGTCAACCTGGTATAAGTTTGTTTATTCGCGTTCATTGCGTAGTGATTTTCACGTCGTGAAAACTAGCAATGGTTTTCATTTGGTTCGACGTACGGTGGAAAATTTTTCTAGTACTTTTGAGGGTTACGCGGTGTCTTCTTCGGAGTACGTTTTTGGTTCGGATGCCGCATATGCGGCTGGACAATCGGTTGTTCGTGAAGCCGCACCGACTGTGCGCGATTTGCAGGCCTTAATATCCCAGATCCCCATTGCGAATGACGCCAGTGGCATTGCGTCGCGATATGTGAGTGGCATTGCTCAGGAGTTTGCCGTCAATCGGCCAAGATTTGGTTACCGTGGCCCAACGGCGCATCGGCGCATTCGCGGTGATGATGAGCACGCGTATTCGCATTCTTTAACTCGACGGATGAACAATGTGTCCGCGATGGAAGCTGCGAAGGGCCTGCTTTCTGGCATGGAAACTCTCGGTTCAACCGAGGAGCGCCTTGCAGTTGCGGTTGATACTTTTGATCACGGTATTGCCACGTCGGTTGCACCATCTTCTCCTGCTTATCAAAGGTTGCTCCAACTGTTAGGGCCTTTGCAATACTCGCCTAGAGTGGAAGCGCACCCTGAGGCAGCGACAATTAGACGCGCTGCCATGAACCATGCAGTGAATTCGTTGCAAGGTGCTATCGTGGGTCTGGTTGCTCCAAGCAAGGCGGAGATACATGCATTCCCTAATGCCGCCGTGTGGGAGTATGAGCATGAAACGGACGTTACGCGGCATCGGAAGCATTGCAGTATTTGCAAATTGCCGAGGTGCCAGTTGTTGTTGGCCGCAAAACGCGCTGGTCGCGTGTATGTTGGCAATGATTGGGCTCGTGCTGCCGGTGTGTTCGCTAGGTTCGAAGTGAGTTCTCTGGTACTCATTAACATCGAACCAAATCTCACAGCGAACAATCTGACGGCATTTATGGTCAAAGCCGGTGCATATCATGCATACAGCCTTGTTACCGTCGATTGGCGCGCGCTGATGGGTCGTCCTGTTACTGACACCTTGGTGAACATGACTACTGAAGTTAGCTATGGCAAATTGGTTTCTTCCTTCGGCGATGGTGGCGATTACGTCCAAAGCTTAGCTGCGGCGAAACAGGTCTTTGCCCCGACGTACTCCAATGGTCATGCTTTGCGTCGCACGGTGATTTTCGGGGATGGCGCATCGCAATACTTCGACTTGTCGTTGGTAAAGGGTGGTTGGGCCACGCGTTGCTTGCCAGACCATGCAAAATATTATTTCCTGCGAATAATGTTGCCCGATTTGTCGCGTCCGGTGGTGATCGTTGAGCGAAAGGGGTTTGACAGGGTGTTGGCCACGTATCGCACCCAGGCAATAAAGGACCGGGGTGTGGCTCGCATTGTTTTGAGGCAATCTGTCGTGACGTATTCAATTTCCGGCACGCAGGTCACGCCCCGTATTGCGTTGTCAGCGACTGAGGCCGAAGCGCTCGGAGTATGGATCGAAATATATTCCGAGGTTCAAGACCGTCTGGGCGAGGCTCATGCAAGTGAGTTGCGCAACCGTAGCACCATTCACACGATGAAGTCAGCGGTCTTCAGCAAGGTTGCGAAAACCGTAGCTACGACTCCTGCTGGAGCTATGGCTGTTGCTTCGTTGAGTACCCTTGAGGCCATGATGAACTTGTACCGCAATGACGTGGGGGAAATGACCTTGGATCAATTGTCCCAAGCTACCATGGAGGAACATTTTGGCACAAAAATTGCGCCAGACTCATTGTTCAACATGGTTGCGTCTGCGTGGGGTACTTTGCATGGTTGGGTCACGGATCCTGGTAAGTGGTTCAAAACTTTGGAACGGGTCTTTAGTGACACATGGTGCATTTCATTCGGTTATTTTGACCTTGTGGCGGTGGTGTTGCTTCTTACCGGCAACTTCAGTATCCAGTCAGCCCGTGTGGTGCTCGACTGCTTGGATGTAGCGGCACGAGTTATGGGCAAGATTGACGCGTTAAAGCCTGTGCGCCGCCTCATCGACCATATGGACTGGACATCTGCAAAGATGAACAAAATGTGGGTCGTCACCCAAGATGCTCAATCGCTCGACTTCCAAGCGGCCATGATCGATATTGTTGAGACTTTTTTCAACCTGTTTGGTACTGATCATGCTGCTGACATCCAACAGATTCGTGAGAAGCAAATGTTGTCTGAAGAAGCAATAGAGGAACTGGAGTTGAATGCTGGTCTGCCATTCTCGGATTTTTTGTCCGAGATAAAGCTCTTCCTAGGCAGGTTTAATTCCAACACCACTCGCGCTGCGCTGTGTGCATCCATGTTGTCGGCGTTTCATCATGATGCCCGTCATTGCTCAGAGGATCAAAAAAGAAAGATGATCCATCTGTTCAAGGATGAGCTGAAGAACGTGCCTGTCGAGACCCAACGCAAAGTGTTGGGTTTTGCGCTTACTGGTGAGTGTGAGGTGAAGCCGATTCCGATACGACCTATTAATGGGCAAGATGTGCGAACAAGTTTCGAGAAGAAAATATTGAAACTTGACCAAGCTGAGGGTGAGGTGGCCTTGCATCGTCTGGAAAAGGTGAATGGCGTTTTTGATTTTTCTCCGATTCATGCTCTCATGGACCTTCAGCATGGAGATGTTGTGAATCCTGCTAATGCTGCCGGGCCGAACTATATTTCCCCTGATGCGCGTGGCGCACATATCCAAGAGCAGTTAGTAGCATATGCCGCCGATCACTTGGTACCTGCTAGGTTTGTGCCTGTCGCCGCCATGGGACCTTGGTATGATGCTCAGCGTCAATCTGCCAACCTCATCCCTTATGTCAGGGACGTTCTTGAGGCCAGTTCCAAGTTGTTTACTGGGCAGGAACAGCGAAGCAAGTGGATTGCTCATGTGACTGGTCTAGCGATGGGAGGCAAATCAAAGGGTTTGCGCAACTGGATATCTGTTAATGATGTCGTCGTAGTGCCAACCGCAAAGCTCAAGGCTGAGTGGCAGGAGGCGTTGGGCAAGGAGGATCCTGCTCGCCGCGCCTCCGTTGTGACCCAGCACGAGGCCTTGATCACCAAGTATGCGTCGAGGTACGTGTTCATAGATGAATGCTATGCCTATGATCCTGAGCATTTGCAGGCCATAGCTAATCGGCACTGGCGATCCAAGGGCGTGATAACTATCGGTGACCGCCGCCAGATCAGCAACGTCTTTACCACCACGGGTTTGCAAATGATGGTGAAGGAATGCCCGTGTGTCATGATCACACCGACAACCTTTGTCGGTTGGGACTCGGCTTGCGTGTACTTGAATGGTACAACAACCGACGTGCATGTTGAACATTTGTTCTGCGGCAATGACAGTTGTGAGACATTGGTGTATGCTTTGAGTAGTGATGACACATTGATGCCCGGTGATGGAGATCAAGCTATACAGGGCACTCAAATTGGCAAAGAGATGGCACGCATGAGAGGTCTTGATGCTGTCACGGTGCATGAGGCCCAGGGCAGCCGTTCCGAACACACAATCATACATGGCGTCGGTCGGGCCTTAATTGGTGACTTACGTTGGCTGGGAGATACGGAGCAGCATGCTCACATGGGCGTGGCCATAACTAGAGCTAGATTGCGCACTATCTTTGTCGTTGAGGGCATTGAGGCGTTCTCGTGCTTTAGGTGGTACGACGAGGCTAAGGTTGACGGTGCACTTCCAGCAACGGTGCTGCTTGGCGGAACGAGTTGGGACATGGTGGAACCACGTACTGATTCTGAGTCCACATGGGAGCATTTGCATCAAGAGAAGATTGCTCAATCTTATCTGCTTGAGGTTCCATTAACAGATAAGGTGACCATTGGCACGGTTTTTGCTGCCGACGGTGAGCCTATTAGCACCAGCGAAGTTCGAACCAACGTCGAGTTGGTTGCCGGTGTTTCACTGCGAGATGATAACATACCGCAAAGTGATGATTTTGACAATTATGCATCACAACCGCGAGATCATCCAGGTGCTGACATGGTTCAAGCCATGACGAGGGCAGTCAAGGATGCCAGGGCGTCTCCTCAAGATTTTGTTGACGCAGAAAAGATTGTAGAAATGATTTTCGAAGAAGTCATTGACAAAGCGACATTCTTTTCCCATTTAGCCAACTCCCGTAGGGCTGCATTGAAGCGTCAAACTAGACAACAAGTCATCGATGGTTGCTATGCAGGGACAGAGACAGCATCATCGGTATTGTCTTTCGCTTTCCTGAAGCCTGAGTTCGCTAAGAAGCCTAGTGAGTTGAAAGACGGTCCGAGTGAATTGAAGGCTCAGGGCGTAGTGAGTGCTTCAGACATGCAGCAGGCTATTTTTGCTGATTGTTGTGATTCACTCACTCATGCTTGGGCAAGATCCATGAGGCGTGGCAAGTTGTCTCCAGTGGGCTTGCGTGAGTCGGAGGTAGAGGACTTTCTCGCCACATTCGATTCATCGTATGAATTGGACATTGAAAAGCAGGACTCTAGTCACAAACCCGTGCATGTACTGGTGGCTTCAATCTTTTTGCAGATGGCAAGTGAGAAACTTGGGCTTGGGCAACTGGCTCGTGAAATCCGTGAGGAAAGGCGTGTGCGTATGATGGGCACCCCGTTTAAATTTATCCTCAATACTGCTTTGGCTTCTGGTGACCCGTGGACGCTTATAATCAACAAGATCATGGCGGTGAGCTCTTTGATTAGCGTAGCGCGCCTTTCGGACGTGCGTATGTGTCAATCGGGGGATGATGTCACCCTTGACCGAGAACCTGAATGGCGAGGTGAAGGGTTGCGTAGCCAAGTGATGGCAAATCGTGGGTTGTCTTGGAAGATGGAGGAACGTGTGAAGCGTCGTGAAGGTGTCACCTTCATAAGCCGAGCTGTGTTGCCACATGGTACAGTTGTCTATAAGGCATTGCGTACCATATTGAAGTATGCGTATCGAAAACGCAATTCAATACAACATGCTGGCATTAAGGCCGATGCTTTACGCGTGCAACGGTTGGCCGCAACTAGCGGTCTTCAAGCATACGCCGAAGCCCGGTGCCAAGTCTGGGGCGGTGATCCCGTTGTGGTATTTGATTTGTGGACAAGGGCGCTTGCGGTGGCTCGCAGTGATTTTGCGATGCTACCGCCTGAACTGCGTAGCGAGGAACCTAGGCAATACACCATTCGCGAGCGAGACGGTGGGTGCTTTGGTTATGCGCTTGCACAATGTGTTGAGCACAATGTGCAAGCAATTAATGCGATTGCGGCTTATCGTCGCCCTGTGACAATGTCCGAGGCCATAGGTGCCTGTCGAGATAACGGTGTTAGGTACATTTGCATGAATGAGACTTTCGCCAGACGCTCGAAGAAGCGCCTCCAGGACGAAATGGACCGCAAGAGTTTTACCAACTCTTTCGTGGTCATTTATGAGGACCATGCCGTGGCAGTAGTGCCAAATACCATTACAGTTCATAGTGGTTTTGGAAAGCGTCAGATCTCGTGGAAATCTTCCACCAGTAAAGAGGTGGAGATTACAGAATTTGAGTGAGTCTTACAATCGTCTAGCTATCGACATAAATTTAGCCGTCTCCGTGTACGAGACCACGAACAGAGGGAGGATACCAGCGAACCTTGCATACATCCTCGAAAGAGTAGCAACGGCGTTTGGCAACACTGGTATAGTCCAAAACCCACCCGAATAGGGCCCCTCATCGCTAGGGTAGTCTCTTAGGAGGCGAGACAGTGTCGGCTTTACGTGAGTAATTACCTAAAGCAACGGGAAGCGTCTGACGACGTGGGCCGTGGTGGCAATCAATCCCTGACTTGCGGGATTGTTGACCAGCCCGAGAGGACGGATGCGGCTGTCGGTCTATTACCGGCCTTTAATGGCGATAGGCTTAAGGTGCAAACACCCCGATTTTATTGCGATTGGTACTCGCAACACCTTCATACAAGTGATCGGTTTGCCAACCAACAATATGCCTACTGCTTTTGCCCAACAGCTCATTGAACAATTTGGTGGTCCAGAGGACTACAAGTTCGCCTCTGCTCGACAGTTGAAGACAGCAACCAGGCTGTCTACTGCTTTTGCTTTGGTGAACCGTTATGAGCCGTGGACGGAAACAAAATGTGCGGAATTGCTCCAGCACCATCCAGTGGCAATATGGACCTCACTTGAGGTCCGGCTAGCTCCTCGTGCCGGCGTCTATGGGCGCATGTGCACGTTTTACGGTGGTTGGGGAGCCCAAGGTATGGCTACCCCTACTACCGTTGGAGAGATGGTAGCTTTACATGGGGCCATCGACGTCACCTATGGTGGCACCGGTGATCCAGGTACTGTCAGGGTCACAATTCCTTGTGACTTCGACACCACGATGCAAGACATTCTGAAAGCACCGTACGGAGATCAGGGTCGCCCTGTGTTCTTCTATTGCTTTACAGAAGCCAATGTGGTTGACAATCCTGGTGATGCCGATCGTTTTATGTTGACGTTTAAGGGCACTTATGTGGTCAAGGGTAGGTACTAGGTGTACCATGTCTTTTCTTGCGCGACTGGGCTTGAAGCCCGTGTATTTTGTTGAAAGTAACCATGGTGAGTTAGAAAATATAAATACTGAATGCGATGATCCTCTTTTGCAAGAAGGGGAGTGTGTCATTCGTTCAGACACAAAAAACGAAAGTAATTCGAATCTTGCTGTCGAGCGCGAGGGTTCACGCGATAATGAATCTGCAATTGAACAAGTTGGCGCACCGCAATTGCGACTGGTTGCACCTACTTTTAGGCGAGATGATGAAGAAAGACTAAAGAGTGCATCTGCCGAGGTTGCTGAAAAGTTGTATAACGTCGATTTGACACCAACTACTGCTGTACAGGTTTTGTCCGAGGCAGTTATTGCTAACGAGTTGAGACGCAAAAGCGATGTTATACCAAAGCGTACCAAGCACAAAGGTGCTGATATCGCTTCGGAAGTTGTTCAACCTGGTTTGGAGGTTGTACAAGCAAAACCAACGCAACGGCCATCTGTTAAAATGCCGTCGGTTTCTGATTTTGTCGTGAGTAGAGATCCTTCACCGATGAGAGGCCCAACATTGCGAACTCTCACTGAGAGCTGGCAACCTTTCGATCAGTTGAACTTGGATCATGGATTTTATTGTACTTCTGGGCATTTGTTTTTGCCTAAAGGTTATAATATTTCCATTCGCGTCAAGACTAGTCGCTCGCGAGTTGAGGTTTATTACAACTCTAAATTGATGGCTGAGATACATTTGAGTGACGTTGAGGTCCATTCCCAAGATATGCCTTTCAAACGCCGTGATGGTGTTTTGAGGTTGTTCGAAGGAAACTGGTTGTGGTATCACACCAGCATGTCGGTCAAGGTTGGACCTGACGCGTATGTTGAGTATTCTGCATTAAATAAATAAAACCAAACAAATAACAACTACTCGGGAGAATTGCCCGAGAATAAAAGAGAA